CAAGACAGAAGCAAAACAAAAGTTATTAAGACTGAATTCACAATACGGCAAAATGACAAAGGAGTCAGTTTTAACCTTTGCAGAAGATATTGATTTGAACTTTGAAGAAATAGCACTTCCCGATACTGTAATTGATTTTACAGACCAAAGCGGGGAGATTGCAGAAACAGAAGGTGATGATGAAGTTCCCGAAGTAGACGAAAAAAGCGAGCCTGTTTCAAAGCGTGGCGAAATGTACGAACTAGGCAATTCAATCTTGATGTGTGGCGATAGTACGGATGCAGAAGATATTGCAAGGCTTATGGGCGGGGAAAAGGCAGATATGGTATTTACCGACCCGCCTTATGGAATGGGGCTTGATACTGATTACTCAAGTATGAAAAATAAATTGGAATTCGCAGAAGGTAAAAATATAAAAAATGGCAAGAAATATGCACAGGGAATTGTGGATGCATTCAAGCCCGAATTGATAACAACAGTATTTGAGAACTTCGGCTATTGTAAAGAAATCTTTTTATGGGGTGCAGACTATTTTGCAGAAATGCTTGAAGATAAAAACAATGGTTCTTGGGTAGTATGGGATAAAAGAGCAAGTGCAGAAAACGACCTTGAAAAAGACGAAAGTGCAGATAAAATGTATGGCAGTTGCTTTGAATTGTGTTGGAGTAAAAACAAGCATAAGCGAGATATTGCAAGGGTAAAATGGGCGAGTGTTTTCGGAACAGAACAAGAGTTCGACCATAAACGCTATCACCCTACACAAAAACCGATTAAACTGATTGAATGGTTTATGACAAGATACGCTAGGGGGGGGCAATTGGTTGTTGATTTATATGGCGGTAGTGGTTCAACTTTAATCGGTTGTGAAAAGAACGGTTTGAGATGTCGCACAATGGAACTTGACCCATTTTATTGTGATGTCATAAGAAAAAGATATACACTTTATGCGAAACAGAATGGCTTGAAAATTACTTCGGGTTGTCTAGAGTAGCAAGTGTTTTGCAAGTGAAAAGGTGGTAAAATATGGCAGGTGGAAATCCTTCTAAATTAAAACCTTGCACACCAGAAAACGCAAGGGAAAGACAATTAAAATCCGCAGAAAAACGAAAAGAAAATAACGCAAAGAAAAAACTTATGTCGCAGATTTACGCAGAGTTTCTTGAAAAAGAATACAACTTAAGAACAGAAAAAGGCGAGAAAAAAATAAGCGGTTCTGAATTAGTAAATGAAGCGATGAAGAAAATTATAGCCCGTTCCGATAGTTCTTCCGTATCTTTAATGCGAGAAATGCGGGAAACTTTGGAAGGTCAAAAAATAGAATTATCGGGTGAAGTAAAGACCGAAATGCAATCTACTGAAGACCGATTAAAATGGTTTGAAGAAACAATAGGCAAGAAATGATAAAGGGAAAATATAAAAGGGCGGAACAGGTTATACCAAAAATAAGTTATGAATTTTTCTGCAACCTGTATGCCGAAGAACAGAAAGAATATCAGAGACTTTACAGAGAGCAAGTCGCACCTTGTTTTGAAGAATGGAGAAAGCCCCACCCTGTAAAAGTTGCGAGCGGTGGACGTGGAGCGGGTGCTAAATCTGAATCCACCGCAAGCCTTTTAATTCAGTTTGCAGAACACCCGGACTATTTCGGGGAAAATATAAAAGTTATCTGCCTGCGTTCCGTTCAGAAATCTATAAAGGATTCGAGCTATTCGCTTTTGTGTAGAAAGATTGAAGAACTAGGCTATACAGATTTTGAAATCACACAAAACTATATCAGAAATAAAACAAATGGCAGTTATTTTTCATTTAACGGTCTTAACGATTTTACAAGTTCGCAATTAAAATCCCTTGATAGTTATACAATCGCATTCATTGAAGAAGCGGACGGGGTGAGCCTTGAAGTGTGGGACACTCTGGAAGCCACGATCCGTAAAGAATGGCTCTATAAGGGTGAGAAAAGACAAGCGGAAATCTGGGCAGTTTATAATCCTAATACCACAAATGACCCGATAACACAAAAGTTTGTCAGTAACCCGAAACCCGAATGGCTTATAACAAAGTGTAAACCTTTAGCCGAAGATAACCCGTTTTATCCCGATAACCTTTTAGAGAAATACGAAAACCTTATGGAGAGAGACCCGGACGAAGCGAAACACGTTTATTTGGGTTATCCTAGAAATAAGCAGACAAATGCAGTTTGGTTGGTTTCTGATGTAATGGATACAACAGACGAAAGCCGAAATAGTGATGAAGCCCAGGAAGGGGCAATCGAGATAGGAATAGACGTTGCACGATTTGGCAACGATAATTCAGTTATCACCAAAAGAAAAGGTTTATGCGTTTTAGATATTCAGAAAGTCCACGGATATAATACACAAGATGTAGCGGGGGTTGCCTGGGATATGGCAGAGAGAGACCCCACGATCTTGATTAAAATTGATATAGGTTACAATCAGGGGGTTTACGACCTTCTGAATGAATGGGGAGCAAATGTTGTGCCTGTAAATTTTGGGGGAAGGGCGGACAATGCGGAAGTCTATGCAAATTGTGCTTCTGAAATGATGTTTGAATTGCCATTGAAATCTATTTACATTCCTAGTGAATATCTATCACAAACACTTCTTGAAGATTTGGCGGAAAGGCAATATTTTTATAATTCCAAAGGACAGAAGCAACTCGAACCGAAAGACAATCGAAGCGATACAACAAAATCCTGCTTCAAAAACCGACATAACGGAAGGTCGCCGGACGAAGGGGATAGCCTTTGCCTTGCGTTCTACGAAAAAAGAAATGATTGTTGTTATTAAAAAAAATAAAATATTTTTCAAAAAAGTGTTGACAAGATATTAAAAGGGTGTTAAGATGTAATCATAAAAACAAAGCAAGGGGGCTTTAATATGAATAACTTGATAGGAAAGACAATCGAAACAAAGGGTGCAAGATACCAGATAACAGGCTATAAAATGATTGAAGCAGAGTATGCAAACACAATCAAGGCTTGTGAGAATTCGGGAAAATATCCTGCATACTTCTTCGGAAGTAAGGTTTTAAGAAGTGGAAAGCTTTCTGAAAAACAAAGTGTGGTTTGTCTGTTTTTTAAGAGAACAGAACATTTTGTAACATTGTAAATTAAAACGCGGGGTAAAAGCCCCGCAAATTAAGGGTGCAAAAAAAATGATTACAGTTTATTTATCGGGAAAAATGACAGGGCTTGCAGAAAGCGAGTATACAGAGAATTTCAGAAATGCTGAAATGTTTTATCGGGCTTGCGGGTATGAAGTAGTAAACCCCTGCAATATTTCTGAAATCGTGCTGAAGAGAAAGCCGAATGCAACTTATGAAGATTTTATGCGGGAAGATTTCAAGGCAATCAGTGGTTGTACACATATAGCACTTCTGGAAGGTTGGGAAGATAGCCCAGGGTCGAGAAGGGAAAAGAAAGAAGCGGAAAGATTAGGGCTTGAAATAATGTATTTGCGATTTGTAGGGGGTAAGAAATGACTAGAGAAGAACTTGAAAAAGAAGCAGAAGAATTTACTGACAGTAAAAAATCTTTTTGGAGACAAGGGAGAACTTGTATTGACAGTGTAAAACAAGCCTATCTTACAGGAGCAGAGCCAAGAGAAAAGCGTATTGCAGAACTTGAAGCACAGATTGAGAAAATGAAGTGGCATAAAGTTTCTGACGGTGATTTGCCAAAAGACAGGCATAATGTTTATGTGGTCTATCTGAATGGTTATTATCAGTTACAAAAAACAATAGCGTCATTCCGTCATAAATACTGGGTTTTTAATGGGATTAAAACGGAATGTGAAATTATTGCGTGGTGTGAATTACCAAAATGGGAGATAAAAGAAAAATGACATTGTTTATAAACGGAAAGACCTATGAAGCAGGTGAACTTATTGCTTATGTTAAGACACTCGAAAAAGAAAACGCAGAACTCAAACAGGCTAAGGAAGGTAAAGTAGTTGAACACTTTGAAGCCTACGGACAATGTAGAGATAGCAGAAGAATTGCAGAACTTGAAGCACAGATTGCTAAACTTAAGAAACAATACGACATTGTACGAAACGAGCGTAACTTGTTTCAAGAAAGGTGTGAAGATATTTTAGAAAATTACTATTGCGACCATAAGTGCAAGTGTGCAGACCTTGAAAAAGAAAATGCAGAATTGAAAGAAAAATTAAAGCCAGAAAATTGTCCTTGAAAAGTTTAGCAAAAAGTGGATTTGTAAAGTTTACTTGTGAGAACGGAAACGAACACGACCAACTCACCAAAGCCAAAAACTTATTACAGAAAGTGGCAGATGTATGCGGTTATCCTAATTATGATATTCCTATTGAGTTGTATGCAGATATAGCAAATTACTTAAAAGATAGCGAGGTGGAAAAATGACAAAATATTTTTTTTGCCTGGTTTTACTTCTTATAGCTATAATGTTGCTATTCGGGATTGAAAATGTATCAAGGTGCAAGGAAACAGAAAGATTGTTGCAGATACAGAAGTTTGAATGCGATCAGGAAATAGAAGAACTGCAAAAAGAAATCCGATTGCTAAAAACTGATTTATCAATCCTGCGAGAAGGTTATGAAAATGAATGAAGCACAGAGACGGAAAAGAAATTTCCGGGCGAGAAAAATCTGGAAGTTGTTTAAATTGAGAAAGAAGAAGGAATGCGGGGGAAAGGATTTAATTACTCTTTCAAAACTTGGGAAACGTTGGGAGCTTCACCACGAAGATTTGCGGGAAGAAAATTACGAAATATTGAATGATAATTTTTTACCCTGTAATAATCAGACACACGAAATGATACATTGGCTTTATCGGTATTATGTGAAAGACCCGGAAATAATAGACCGATTAAAAGCGGAAATGGAAAAAATGAAAGCGATCAATCAAGGGGGCGGAAATGAGGACTTGCACGAATGATAGATTGGTTTTAATGAAACAGTTTGCGGAAAGGTTAAAGCAGTCAGAAATGCGAGGAACTGAATGTTGCAAATATCTTAGAATGTCGCAACAAAATTTTATGACCTTTATAACTTCAATGACTGAATTTTATCTGGTATATGAATATAACATTGGACGTGATATATATTATGGCTTATTAAAATAAACCTTGCCAAAACCCCGCTTGTGGTGTATAAAATTAATTATACACAATAGGGGGTTTTGTTAAATGGATTTAATTGACAAAATCAAGCGTAGATGGAGTGTAGCACCTAATCGGGCAAGTAGTGAGATGCCAAAGCTTTATGGAGATTCACCAAGGCTTGACCCGGTCAGATATATTGCGAAAACTTGTGCGAGTGAAGAATTAAAACTCTATCGAAAATCAGATTACAGAAAGAATGGGGAAAATGCGGAAGTTTTAGGGGAACACGAATTATATGATTTGTTAGACCACCCTATTCCAACGTTTCCAGAGATTGACGGATGGACTTTGCGATATATGACATTTGCCTATGTCGACCTTGTGGGCGAATGTGGTTGGTTGAAAGTCAGAGACGGAAGAAAGATTATTGCATTACTTCCTATTCCGAAAGCCTGGATAATTGAAAAGCCGACACTTGGAAATCATTTTTATTTAATCACACCTTATGGAAGTATGGGCGGAATTACATTGACAGTTCCTGCCGAAGATTTTATTTATTTTAAAGATGTAGACTTAAACGACCCTTACGGAAATGGCAAGGGAATGTCAGAAAGTATTGCGGACGAATTGGAAACGGACGAGTATGCAAGTAAATATCAGAAAAACTTTTTCTTCAATGACGCAACTCCGCCATATATCGTTACAGGTTATCAGGGTAACGAACAGGGCGCGGATAAATTAAAACAGACATTAAAACAAAAAATCGGTGGATTCAGGAAGGCGAGAGAACCCGCAATTCTGACGGGTGCGATGGACGTTAAGCCGTTGGGAATATCGCCAAAGGAATTGGATATGGTCGAGAGCCGAAAATTCCTGCGTGACGAATGTTTACAACATTATCAGATTCCGCCGGAAGCATTCGGAATTATTGAGAACTCGAACAGAGCAACAATCGACAGTTCTTTATATCTTGCACAGAAAAATGTATTTGTACCGCGCCTTAGATTTTTTGAGCGTGTTTTGAATAATCAGCTTCTTAATGAATATGACGATTTAATTTGCCGACACGATATTAAAATCATTGAAGACGATGAGCTTAAATTGCGTATTTATCAATTCGGGGTGCAGAATGGTTGTATTACAAAAGAGCAGTATTGCGAGCAGTTCGGAATAAATCCAAAACCGGAAGAAGGGCATTACATTGTGCCAATCGGACAGACAATAATTCCTGCGGGGGAAGAATTCGACCTTTCAGAAATTCCTCTTCCAGAGGAAGAAGAACCGACAGAAGAAGAGCCAATAGTTACCGATGATGAAGATAAAAAAAAAGCCTTGAAAGGTAGTGCGGGGCGAGTTCTGAATCAGAAGAAACAGAGAGACGAATGGCGGGTGAAGATTTGGGATAACTTCGACACCAAAGCGAGAAACAATGAACCGATGTTTATTTCCGCAATAAAAAAGATTGCGAAAAAGCAGGGTGCAGATATTCTGGAAAGAGTAAAAAAACTTGAAGAAGTAAACGATGCCACAATCAATAATTTGTGCAACGATTATTTCCAGAAAGAATGCAATGAAGCGGTAAAACGTGGGCTTGCTAAGTGTTGGCTTGATTCTATGGTGTCAGGAAGGGAAAATGCAAAGATAGCCCTTGAAGGCAAGAAAGATGTAACAATCATTGACGAGATTACAATCACCAATGATATGTTTAATAAGTGGGTGGAGAAGTACGGACTTATGAAAAGTACTGAACTTAATCAGACCACGAAAAAAGAGCTTTTGAAGAAGTTGCGGAAGGTTCTTGCAGACGGAACAGATTCAAGTATGGCGAACTTGAAGAAGGAATTGCAGAAAGGTGCGGAAGAAGTGTTTGCGGAATTGTCAAATACAAGGGCTTATCTGATTGCAAGGACGGAGACCGGGGCGAGCGTGAACTTGGGACAGGTTGCGACATTCAAGGTCACGGGAGTTGAAAAGAAAGAATGGATTTCTACTCTTGATGATAGAACAAGAGAGAGCCATTTACAGATGGACGGAGTAATTGCAGATATTGATTCTACGTTTGAAGTAGAGAACCTTACAGATGGCGGAGTTGATAATATGCTTTATCCGTTGGACCCGACAGGAAGTGCGGGGAATGTATGTTGCTGTAGGTGCACAATAGCTCCCGTAATTTTCTAAAGTGTGGTATAATAGCAATATGGATATGAGACAAAGAAGACCGAATGCAATTTGTGTTATTTGTGGAAA